TGTGGTTTGATTCTTTTTTTTAAAATATCAAACAATACCAATGTAAACATTTCCGCAAGGATAGTAAAGTTATGTTGATAATCTCCATAATCTTTTTGCCTATCTTCAATTATAGAATCTTTAATTTTTTTATCTAAGTCTGTAATATTGTTCATCTTAATTCCTTTTTTTTAGCAAGGTGGGGAAAACGAATAGAAAGGGAAAAAACCCCACCCTGCTAGATACATTTTAACTTATGTTAAAAAGTATATTCATCATTACCATTACTTGATTCAGATGCAAAGTCATTTTTTTTAGTTGCACCAGAAGGTGTCAACTTAATTGTTAATGCACCTGGAACTTTATTCCCATTCTTATCTTTAGTTGGGAATGCAGCTTGGTTATACCAAACACCATTGATTTTAGCACCAATAGTCCAGTTCTTACCCTTTTGTTGTGCTTCCACATTTGGCGGACCAACATAGATAGGTTGATTACTTTCAACTCCATCCCACTTAGGGTTTTTAACTAGATTGATATATATATTTTCTGATTGTTCAGACATTGTTTCTCCTTTATCGACTTACTTGTCGGTTGTTATTTGCTATACCATTGTTTGGCATAGATCCCACAGTTGTTCCTGTAGAATTTTGTTTAAATGATTTTGCTTCATATCCATCATCATCTTTAATACCTGTTTTTAAATTTAATAAATTTAAGAAAGCATATTTTCTTGAGTACGACATAGCTTGACCTGTTCCAAATTTATCTAAGCCACCCATTGCCGAACATCCGTCTACTGTTATAGAAGTATTTGGATTTTCAATATCATGAATAGTCATAGTACAAGTTACTAATACAAACTTCTCATGCAGTTCAGTTTTATAACTGCAAGTAGGATATAATCCTTCATCTAATAATGATTGCGTTGCAACTTCTTGCACGGCATCATGAAGTAAAGGATTAAAATGCATTCCTCTAACTTTCTCCGCTTTCTTTACTCCACCTGCATTGATACAAGCTGAGTGTAGTTTTTGATATATATTTTTTTTAATCATATTGTTATTCCCCATAGTTTGGTTATTAATTGTTTTTGTTCATCTGCAAGATCTTTATAATAAAAGAAATGATTTAAATCTGGTGGTTCAATCATCATTGCTAATTGATTAATATCTCCATCACAAAACATAATCATCTTCTCCCATGTTAAAATTTTTGATACCATTTTGTTATACAAAAATTCTAAATGATCTGCCTTCATCAACTCATGGCTTTGATCAAAGATAATATAATCTTTGTCGTTAACATAAACTAAGAAAGGTATTTTCCCAGTTGCTATAAAGTAAAATGAAGTCTGTGTTAAATTTTCAATAGTTGGTTCTGTTGGTAGTTCTTGAGTGATCATATTCCACTCTTCTTTGCCTTTAACTTTTTTTAAATTTGGTGGTTTAGTTTTTAATTCTATAAATTTTGTTTTAGTTTCGTAGTCTACTCTGCCTAGTATTGGTTTAATCATTAACTCTTCTTTAACTTCAACATATCTTTCGCAAACTAACTTGTCATCACCAACTAAATCTTTAACAACTTTTTTTGTTATTGGAATACAATCTTCCGCAAATTTTATCATCTGCTCTCTTCCTTGCTTATCCTTTTCATCTACCGGTGGATTTTGATTTAAGATTTCAATCTCACTATTAAAACAAACTTTGTAATCTCGATCCCATTCTGTTTCTTTAATTGTTTTTGATTTATAAATTACATCTGCAATTAATTTTTGAACTACATTGTTCACTAAATTTCCAAAGTTAGGTTTATATCTAAATGGAAACTTCCTTCTAATTTCTTGAGGGAAAGTATAACCAATAATATTTTTTGCAAACGGAGTTGATGTTGATGAGTATGACCAATGGTCTAATCCTTCTCCACCATTAAATATTGAGAATGCTTTTTCTATTTTTTTTCTATCCATTTTTTAATTGTGTATACACTAAAGAAATCTATTGTCAAATCTTTTATCTTTGATATATATAACCTAAAAATATAACAACATAGGAAATCAAATGACATTAAATGAATGGCGAAAAAAAGAAAAACTATCTTACTATAATTTGGGATTAAAGCTAGGATATAAAGGTTTAAATCCTGCGACAAATTGTCAAAGAATTTGTTTAACAACTAAAAATGATAAGCGTTTCCCGAAACCTCATATTGTAAAAAAGATTAAAGAAATTACTAACAATGAAGTAAACTATGAGGATTTGTATGAAGCATATTTCAAAGCAACACAATACTAAATTACCCTATAAAAAAGTTAGGGTAGTTTGGCAGGATATTTGCAGCAGCTCACAATGGTATGATGATCTATCTGATGTAGATGATTTTAATTTTTCCTGGTGTGAGGATGTAGGTTATCTTTATGAGAAAACACCAAAGAAAATTACTATCTTCAGTTCCTTCTCATATGATAATGGAAAATTATCTGTTGGTAATATTACTTGCTATCCCAGGTGTGTAGTTAAAAAAATTTTTTACGAAAAATAATTATGACTTACTCAACTATATTTGATGATGCTAAAATAGAATCTGAATTAAAAAGATATAAAAGGGAAGTTGCTAAACTTCGAAAAGTAATTGATATTCTTGAAACTGATTTATCGGTTAAGGAATATGAGATCAGACAATTGAAAGAAAGATTAAAAGGGATGAATGGCTAGAGATGTTTACGCATTTAGCAATGGACTCTACTCAGATTTTCACAGAAAATATGACGGGATTGCTTATATTGATGTTGATTCTGTTGAATGTTGCGCCTATTGTTATGAGCCTTTAGCTATTATTGAAACTTGCTACGATAAAAACCAAAAATACAAGGCAACCACCCTCTCAAAGATCATTGCTGAGCGCCTAAATATACCTTGCTTTTTAGTTTTCTATAAGGAATGCACTCCAAGTACCCTAACTTTCCGTATCAAGCGTATACGGTCGTTTAAAACCGAATTTGAACTGATGAATGAGCAAGAATGGGTTAATATTTTACTCTCCTTGCACGACCACCACTCAACTAAATGTAAATCTAATAAAAGAAAGGATAAAAAATGAATATAACTAGAGGATTTTTGCATATAACATATAAGATTTATCATCATCTAGATAAATTAGAGGGGGTACATAAATCTAATTGTTTAAATGTATTCTTATCTGTTATGAAATATGCCTGGAAAAAGAATGGCTATGAAGCAAGATTAAGGCATGAAACAATTCATAAAGATACAGGTTTATGTCGAACCACTATTAAGGAATGTTTACAAACTTTAAACACTTTGAATATTGTTAAATCTATTCGAGGTCGATCTGGTAAAACTTATATTGTTAATGAGGTATTTCTTAGAGCTGAAAACACATATCAAGATAGCCGTCAGACACCTATCTCAAGGTTTAAGATAGCCGTCTCACCGACACCAGATAGCCGTAATACGACTACATTAGAAGAAACATTATACATTAATAATATAGGTAAAATAATTAAGGGTTTTGCAGGGGATACTGAAAAGATTTTAAATGAATTATCCAAGCTACCTATTGAGGAATTAGAATCTGAAAAAGTTAATGTTTATTATTCTAAATTAGCAATAGAAAGAAAAAAAGATAATGATCTTAGTAAAAAATATGTTGATAAGGAGAAAATATTGTCGGCTTTGTCCACAATCAAGAAAGAAACTAATCCATTTTATAAAGCTAAAAAAGAATACAATATCCGTAATAATATTAAACCATGGGAGAAAAAATAGTGCCTGGCAGACCTATGCGGAAAGTATTTTGTCAAGGTAATACTCGTGCCGGATTAAGATTAGGTTTAAAAATTCCTTGTAAAATGAAAGGTTATCCACTATCGGATGGTAAAACTTTTAAATGTAAGTATCATGGTTATCAAAATTATGATAAATTTAATCGTGCTAAATACACGGATGAAACTAGAATTAAACAACTATCTAAGCTAGTACAATTTAAACATTATACAGATGAACAAATCAGAGAATACTATTACAAAGAAACCAAACCAAGAATTAATAACAGAGCAAAGTCTATCTACCATAGAAGAAAGATTAATAAACGGAGAAACTTTGTCAGAAATATTGAAGGGAAATCAATTTCAATGCAGTTTGATGAAGTTCTATCATTACTTGAAAAAAAATCCCGAGAAAGAAAAGAGAATACTTGAAGCTAGAAAACTAGGCGTTCAAACTTTAATTGATAAACTATTGCAAGTCTTTAATTATCAAGAAGTTGAATCTCCAAATGAAATACTTTGGATTAGAGAGAAAGCTAAATTTGTTCAATGGGTAGCCGGTAAAATTACTGATCTTTATTCTGATAATAAAACTATTAAACAAGATATTGATACTAAAATGACTATCTCCTGGGAAGAACCTAATGATTTAATTGATGTTTCCGGGGATATAACTGATATACCCCCAGATAATAAAGATTAGTTTAATGTTGCGTTCTTTTTATCTTGTTTAACTTTATGTAAATTTATTTCAGCTACCCATGATAAAGTATTTTTTAATTGTTTTTTAACAAACTTCATATCTTGCATACTATATAAGTTTATTGACAAATGTTTAATTAAAACACTACAAATAATACTTAATGAGATATGATTATCGGAAAGTATTTTCCAATCCTTACTACTCTCAATATTTATCATAGAATTATCTAAATCATTTATTGCTTTGTCAATTACCTTATTAAGTAATTTGTCTATTTGTTTTTCTGTTATTTTTTTCATTTTTACCTTTCTATATTTTTTGTGCTATGTATTGGAACACCGCATAACTATTTGAAGTTCCATGGCTTATTTTTTTTTGATAAATTATTACTTCTTTGTGTGATGCTAATTTTAAAAACAAACTAGCAATCTTGCCTACCTCATAACTCCTTGACCTATCAACTGCCAAATATCCTTGATGATAAATTATTTTTTCATAAGGTTTACAAGTTTGCAACCACTCTTCACATTTATTTAGTGTTATCATTTTTTTTACTCCATTGTTTATTGTTATATTCCCTAACAATCATTCTAATTGCTAGAAGATTTTCATCTTTAAGAGTATTAAATAATTTTTTTGTTAATTCTCTTACAGATAAATTTTGTTTTATTAAAGTTCCTCTATTTTTTTTGCACATAATTTAACTAGCTGTTGCCAATCTTTTAAAATTATATTTTTAATTGCCGGATCAGTACATTCATTATATTTTTTGTTTAACTCGCTCAACTTAGGCATCATAGATTGTATATACTGATCTATTTCTTTTTTCTTTTGCTCTTTAACTGCTTTATGTATTTTAGCTTTGTTTTTTTCATGAACTAAAACTATTTCCGGTAATGTTTGATCAACCATTTATTCCCCCTATTAGATTGTTATTATTGTTATTATTATTAAAAATAAAACTGCAATGCAGCAATAAAAATTAACGCTAGTCATTTATTTCTCGCTTTCTGTTTTTGTTTTACAATTTTATTAATTAAACTTATTCCATTTTTTAAATCAGCTTTTAATATATTAGCTGATAATATTGGTTTGTTTTTATGATTGATAATGTGTGATTTAATATGATCAAATGCACAATTAATATAAATTAATTCTTTCTCTAATTTATCAATCAATTCATATATTTTTTTTGTCATTGTTATTCCTCACTTTCTATGTACCATTCTGGTGGAATTACATCTTGATCATAAATTGCATTAGGATATTTTTCTTTAACTTGTACATCCTCACAACCAAAACAAGTATAATCATTGTAATGATCACAACTGTTGCAATTTTTATCTGGTTTTACAAAATCTAAATTTATATATTGTTTCATTTATTCCTCACTTTCTATTGTATTATTTAACGCATCACATAAACTTTCCATATCATTTGTGTCAAAATTTATTTTTGTTATTTCTTGATCTTCACTAACAGTAGGAAATTGATTTTCTAAATGTTCTTTTAAATGACTATAAAAAATCTTTTCTTCGCCTGTTGAAGAATTGTATTCTGTTAATTTATATATAACTCTTTCCGCCATTTTATTTATCCTCGCTTTCTATTTTTTTAATTTCATAATCTTGTAATCTAATTCCAAACTCTTCTAAAAAACATTGTTTTACTTTTTTAATATATTCATCTTTAGAAGTAGCTTCAAAATTATTTCCGCTAAATTTTAAATCTATTTCACATGTATATTCTTTAATCATTATTTTCTCCCTTGTTGTTTTAAATTATATTCTATTTTTTTTATTGCTTTTTTAAACTGCTTTAATGTCGCATACCTTCCACTAACAGCATAATGAACCCGATCAAAGAACGGATGCAAATCTAAATCCGCTCTAAAATTAATACGCTTAGACCACTTATTAATTAAATCTGTATATTTACTATGCCATGTTTTCATTATTCCCCCGCTATTCTTTTTATTTTGGTTAATGTTTTTTTTAATTGCTCTATTGTTTCAGCTGTTTCAATATCAATTTTTGATTTTGTTTTTTTTTCTATTTTAATTGATCTTAAAAAATGATCGATATGCATCTCTCCGATTTTAATATTGATACCTTTAGACTTAGAGAAATAATAAGTTTCTAATGTCTTTTGCGTATCAATAGCAATCTTGCGTTTATCAATTATACTTTGTAATTGTACTATCTCATTTAATGTCATTTGTTTTTTTCTCCTATTGTTTATTATTAATTAATTACAAATCCAGATTGATCAGTTTTAGCCAATCCTTTAGCCTTTAAACCTACAATAACATTTTTAGGATCTGTAAATCTTAAATCATGCTCATCTCCATTGACTACTTTATAACCTTTAAAAGTTTCTGGAAGTTCATTTCTAAAAACTACGGCAACATTTCCGCCATTACTTAAAACTTCTCCACACTCAATATGATTTGATTCATTCATGCTAAATGTTAAGTGGTAATTTTTAGGCATTAAACCTTTAGCGTGTTTTATTGCTCTCTTTTTAATCTTAGTATAATCATAAAATTGAACCCGTGGAAATATCTCAAAAATTTTGTGAATTTCCCACGGTATATCTGAAGTAGTATTCAATCTAACAACCGGAATAAAACCATTTTTAAAACAATATAATTCATGGTTAGTTATTTCTTTAATTAATTTAGCTAAGAATTTTGCTCGATCTCTAAAATAAAATCTAGTTCTATTTACTCTTCCTAATGTTTTTTGCGGCATAAATACCGGATTGCCTGCTGTATGCAAACAAGCGGCAGCACATCCACTTGATGCACTCGAGCAAGTATTGAAACCGCTTATTTTATATGGTGCTAAATTTAATCTAAGTATCCAATATTTTTTTAAACTTTCAATTTTAAGATTTTTATCTGTTTTAGGATTGCCACTTCTAAAGCATAATTTAGCCGGCTCATCATATTTAAATATATTTGTTTCCATTTTGTTTATTCTCCTATTTTTTTTTAATTAATATTATATATCCTATTAAGTTATAATATGTCAAATTGTCACATTTAAATAATCAATTGTATATTTGAAACCGCCACAAAAGAAATAAAGCATTAACAAACCAAATATTAAATAATCTAAAAAGTTAAGTATTTTTTTAATCATATTAATTCCATTTACTTTCTTGATATTCTTTTGATTTCATAACTAGATCATGAGCAAAATTATCACTTATACATTTAATAGTTTTATATAAATCAGTATTACTCGCTTTACCCTCGCAACTTTGATATAAAAAACAATTTAATGATTTTAATAATTGAAAATCGTTGTGACCTAGTTGACGCGAAAACCAAACTGACTTAGCTCGATCAACTTCAAAAAACATTTTTTTAGCATCATTAATTGAATATCTTTGATATAAAGAATATCTATTTAACCTTAATAACTTATCGAAAACAATACCAGCATTTTTGTTATATTGTTCTTTTAATTTTTCGATCTCTTTATACTTTGAACCATAACAACCAGATTTACTAATTGCTTTTAAAACTCTTCCTATTGTTTCATAATCAACTTGGTATGCACTCATTTTTTTTCCTTTTGTTTAATTAATAATTATCAATATAACTTTTAAGGCTATAATGTAAATAATTAATTTTGTACACTATTGTCGCAGGTATAGATTAGAATAATTATAAAGTGTTAAAGTTAAATGAAATTGAATAGGGTTTGAATAGGGGTGAAATGACCCTATTCATTAACAGACATCAACAAAATTTTTTTACACGACTACAATAACGGATAAGTAAGTATTGTTGACCTATCTATTTATAAAGGTTTTTTGTTATTACTATTAATAATCATAAGTTAGCACTACACATTTAAAGATATATTTTATCTAGAAAGTTAGATTGATTCTAAGTTGCAACTACCCCATAGCACCCAGATTATGCTGTCGGTTTCTTATATATATATACATGGGAATTTCACACACCCATACACATAGACACCCACAAACAACCCTGCACCCTTTATTAACATAATTGCAAATTTTATTTTTTTTATTGTTTAAAAACCTTTTTCTACTAAATGTAGTATATGGATGTACTGGATACCGAAGATTTAGATTGTATTGCTTATGTAGATGAAAAAACTAATACAGTTATAATTAAATTCTTTGGAATACCTAATCCAGAGTCTGCTAAGTTGTTTACTAATTATGTTATGCTAACTTTAGGTATAGATTATAAGGAACTAAACAATGTTAATTCATCAAAGATGATACATTAAAATGAATATTAAAATACCTTATACACCAAGAAAACATCAATCATATCTACACCAGCAAATATCTAAATATAGATGGAGTGTGCTGGTCTGCCACCGAAGGTTTGGCAAGACAGTATGCATGATTAATCATTTGATTAGATCAGCATTATTGACTAAATTAAAAAATCCTAGGTTTGCTTACATTGCTCCTACATTCAAACAAGCAAAAAGTATTGCCTGGGATTACATGAAACAGTTCACAGCAAAGATTCCTAATACAAAATTTAATGAAACTGAACTTAGAGTTGATTTACCTAATGGTTCAAGAATAACATTACTTGGAGCAGAAAACTCAGATGGATTAAGAGGTATATATTTGGATGGATGTGTCATAGATGAATACGCTAATGTTAATGATAAATTGTTTCCAGAAATAATTAGACCGGCTCTATCAGATCGTAAAGGGTATTGTGTCTTTATAGGTACACCTGCCGGAATGAATAATAACTTCTATGATTTATATCAACACGCAAATGGTGCAGAAGATTGGTTTAACTACAAAGCAAAAGCATCAGAGACTAAAATTGTAGATGAAGAAGAGTTAATCAAAGCAAAAGAAGTTATGGGTGAAAAGAAGTACCTACAAGAATTTGAGTGTGATTGGATTGCCAACATTGAAGGTGCAATCTATAATGATGAACTTGCCAAGATTGAAGATAAAAATCAATTATCTAGAGTTCCCTACGATCCCACTTTGCCTGTCTCTACTGCATGGGATCTCGGTGTCGCAGACCACAGTAGTATTATATTCTTTCAACAGAAAGGAACAGCAATACAGATAATAGATTA